CTACCGGGAAGTCAAACGGTCGTATAACTCATTGGCGTATCTGTGATTGGGATGGTTCACATTCATATACGCCTCATAAAGCGGATGGGAGGGATCCGACTCCATGCGCATGGCTTCCTCTGCCGGGGAGGGCGTTGCGGCCCCCGAATGATGAAGAGGAGCTTCATCAAGCAGGCGTGAGGCCTGGTACAGCAGGCGGATGACGTCCGGATTGGACCCTAGCCCCGGATTGTCAAGCAGGGCATCCACATCCACTCCCGTCTCGGACGCAAGCCGCTGGAGTGCGGCGGTAGCCCTGCCCATGTTGCGCTCATAATTGGCGCCCCATTCCTGCTGCAGGGACTGTTCCGCCTGCGTTTCCATCTCCATCCGGGAATCCGCCATCTGTTCCCGGGCCTCCTCATATGCCTGGGCCATCGTTTCCTGGAGAGCGTTCATGGCTTCCGGCGGTACGCCGTAACGGTAGGCCGTGCGGGCCATGCGTTCTGCGAGCCCTGCATTCCACTCGCTTTCCGGCGTGGACTCCGGACGTTCCAGGCGGTAATCTTCCTCCGATTCCGGCAAGCCGGCCAGACGGCGGAACCGAGCCATCTGCTCCTCATTCTCCACGCCGGGATAATGCCGCAGGCGCTCCAGCTCCGCATAACTCTTCGCCAGCGCTTCCGGCGTCTTGAACTTGGAAAGGGACTTCTCCATCCCCTTCAACTCATCAAACCGGGCATACCAATCCGGAACAAAACCGCCGTCCTCCCCCAAAAGGGAAGGAAGAGGCACGGCTTGAGCCGCGGCTTCTGTCAACGCTTCCGCCTCCGGGAAAACTGCTCCGGAAAAATCCGCCTCCCCGGAGGGAGCGGCCATATTATTATCAATGGAATCAATCATTCTTTTCTTCTGCTGTGGATTCTTTAATGGCTAACTGAACTTGACGGCGGATGTACAGGAAAACCTCCCTGTAGGCATCGCGCCTCATGGCGTCCAGGGGGTCATAACTCCCCGGGCTGCCTTGAAAAACGGGCAAATCAGTCTGGAAGCGGGCTTCCAGAAAGGACAGCGCCTCCCGCCCGTCCGGAGTGTCAAACACCCGGAAAAGCTGGCGCCTTCTGAGACTGGCCTCCCGGACGGAGGCCTCCTGCTGCAATGTCGTATCCTGGTTCATTCCTGAATCGTGGTTAACTGGTCAAGCAAGGGATTGAGGGAAGCGTACGGCTCCTCTTCCGCCGGAGCCTGTGCGGCCCCCTGCTGGCGGTCCGCCCGTTCCTTCCGCATGGCCTGGACATCGGCCCAGGGCCTCAGCATGCTCTCCGGAGCGCCGTCCACACGGGTGGACAGGCGGAAGCAATGGTCCCAGTCCACATGATCCGCCAAATCCGGAGCGGCCTGCATCATCATATTCAGGCGCTGAAGGCTGCGGTCCATCCCCTCGCTCTGCAAGCGCCTGAGCACCAGCGCAATCTTTGACTGGTACACCACCCTGGGCTCTCCGACGGCAATGGAGCCGTCCCTCCCCTCCCGCAGAACGGCGCGGGGAGGCCTGGGAAACTTGCCCATGCGGAACAGCAGGGAGAAAATGCGCGTCATGGTGGAATACAGATCACTCACAAACAGCGTGAAGGACGGGGAAAACATCAGCACGCGCTCGTTCTCCCGGGCCATCACCTCCGTGGCGGTCATGCTGCCGCGGTGGCCGCTCCAAAGCTCCAGCATGGGCAGGTAATAGGCGCGCCGGATGGCGTCCTGCTTCTGCGCCAGACGGTCCATCCCGACGTCATACCTGCCCTGCGTGGCCCACTCCCGCGGAAGGTGGAGGGAGGCGGCCTCCGGGGTAATGACGGTTCTGCCGCCGGCCCGCAGGTCCACCTCCCCAATCTGGTTGGCGAGCTCCAGAATGCGTGGGAAGGCGGCCACCTCCCCCAGCGTGTCCAGAATGCGGTTCAGGAACTGAACCTGCTGGATGGCGGGAAACACCAGCCTGCCGGGCGCGAGGCCGTACGGACCGCTGCCCCACTTCAAAAACCGGGTTACCAGGTAGGGAAACTCCATATATCCCCCCTCCTCCACGATCACCTGGTCGTCTAGGGACAGATACACGCTTTCAAACGGCATGTGGGCGGCCTGCTCCCTGCGGCGGCTGCGGCGGGTGCGCGGACGCACCACATGCAGAAACCTCAGGGACATGGCGTACGGATTGCCGCCGCGTTCCAACACCTCCCGCGCCCTGGGCCCCAGGGCCTTCATGCCGAACATGGAACGCGCCTGGTGGGCGGTATAGGTAAACTCCCTGACGTAGGTATCCACCCGGCCTTCCGCATTCTCCGCACAGGCGAACTGACCGCACGGAATATTGGTGAACAGCAGCCTTCCGTCCGAGGAAGTTCCCGTAAACAAACTGCCGGTCCCCAAAGCCACGCGGTCCAGAAAACACTCATGGATCTCCGTATAGAAATTGGAAACGGACAGCTCCTTCAGGGCAATCTCCGAACACTGATTGTACCAGGCCTCCGCCTCGTCCCCTCCCCGGTCGTCCGGAGCCGACCACTTGAACCACACGTCATGGCTGGGCGTAATGTAGGACATATGGCCGCTGGCCAGCTTCTGGCACGCCTCCACGGCAGTGGTATCCGTCATGCGGTCCATGGCGTCCCTGGTGGGGAGGGAAACCTCCCCTTCCCGGTTCAGGCGGCGGGGCAGCACGTAATCCCTCAGGCGGTCCCACCACGTCTCCCACGGCGCGCGCTGGGCGGCCAGGGACTTGTACACGGAATTCAGCTCCGCAACTCTCTCTTCCATGGCGGTGCCTATCCCAGGGTTTTCCTAAGCAGGGTCCGGGGATTGACCTCTCCCTGCCCGGCGGAAGAATTGCGGCGCGCCAGAATGGTGGAAATCATCCCCTGCCTCTGCCGCTCCCGGGCCTGATAATCTTCTCCCACTTCCTCTCCCACGCTCTCCGCCTTGACCGGGATGGTCTGCTCCGGAGCTGGAGTGGAAGGAGTGGACGGTTTCATGAATCCCATAATCTCTTTTACTTTCTATGCATGGTTTATACTGATGGCCCCTTCCGCCTGCCGCACGGACGATCCATGCGGCGGGAGTGTTCGCTCCCCGCGGAGGAAAAGGGCGGTCTCCTCACCTGCCCGGAATTGCCCGGGAAGGTGCATGCATTTATCAAATAGATGAATTGGAGGAAAATGCATCCGGGGAAAAACCGGGCGCATACGTGCCACCGGTGGCATCAAAGAGGGTGTTCCCAAACGTGATGCATTCCGCATCCGTTTCCGCCAAACATGTGGCGTTATGATCAATGAATCCTTACTTCAGCCGGACACTCCCTCCGCGCTGGACATCTGCAACGCGGCGCTCTCCAAAATAGGGGAGGCTCCGCTGGACGCGCTGATTGCCAATGAATCCACGGCATCCCGTCTCTGCGTTCTTCATTACCACCCGGCACGGAGGGAAACCCTCTGCATGGCGCGCTGGACCTTCGCCACCACGCAAACCACGCTGGACTCCGTCTCCGCCCAGGCGCCCAACTCCCTGACACCCTATCAATTCACCCTGCCTGCGGACTGCCTGCGCGTGCTGGATGTGGAATGCACGGAATGGAAAATGCAGGGAAGGCGCATCCACGCCTCCCGCGCGCCGCTGCCCATGAGCTACATAGCCGACATTGAAGACGCCGAACAATTCGATCCCCTCTTCATGGACGCGCTGGCTACCCGCCTGGCAGAAAAGCTTGCCATGCCCCTGACGGGCAACCAGAGCCTTCGCCAGAATCTTCACCAGGAATTCCATAAAATCATTCTCCCGCAGGCGGCAACCGTCAATGCGGTGCAGAGCTTCTCCAACGACTCCCACCCCCTGCTGGACCTGCTGAGGAAAATCAAGTCGCCCGCCTGCCCGGAGGAATGTGAATAACAGGAGAATAACAAGGCAGCAACATAACAACAACTTGTGAATACAAGCTCATGAAAGCCCTGGACTTCATACAGATATTCGCCTCCAACGTCCGCAGGCTGGACTTCCGCCTCAGCAGCGCCCAGGTCATCCTGGCCGTCATTGCCGGATACAGGCGCCACAGTACCATTACGGAAGCCACGCGCTTGCATCCCAATACCGTTACCAACATCCTGCAGGACCTCATTGCACAGGGATACATCAACCGCTTCGGGGACAGCCGCCCTTACGTCTACCGCCCCACCGCGGATGGGGAACAGCTTGCAGGAAACCTGCTGGATAAAAACACCCTCCCCAGCCCATGAAAGAGCCCCTGCTCAGCACGGAAGAAAAACGCCGCTGGCTGGCCCGCGTCTTCCGGGATACGGATGGAGAATACTCCCAGGCGGACAAATTCAAGGCGCTGGTGGAAGATACCAAACTGGCGGCCCTCCAGCAGGAAGAGGAGGAATTCAAACGCCAGCGGGAAGCGGGCGCCGCACCGCAGGACCCCATTCTGACCCTGCTCCAGTCCCTCCCTCCCGCAGAACTCGATCTGAACCGGCAGCCCCCGGCTGAAAAATAAACAACAAAACCCGAAAAAAAGCTCTCCAGACCAAACAAGCCTGGAGAGCTTTTCATTTTTAGGAAGAGTTACGCACTCCTTGCGGATGATCGTTATCAGTGAAGGGTGGAAAGGGGTGAATTTGGGGTGAATAAGGGTGAACGCTAGGAAAATCAAGGGGTGCAAGCGTCGGGTGATCAGGGAAAGACAGTGTGGAAAAAATCGGCGTCAGGAATGCAAATTATCAAGCATCGTGGAAAATAATCATGATAGGATTCCCGCATGTGTACATCTACATATTGCATACCATTGTACGGCTCCATTACCGTTATCTCTCCAGAAGATCGGAGGAAAAAGGCCCCTCAAATTTACCATCTCCATGATACCGCTGTCGTGTTGATGTGGGCAACTCGTGAAGGGGCCAAAACAACATGCTGGGTGAGGGATGTACTCGACAACGTGTGGATTGTGATCAGGAGAGAGGAAGATGATGATTGAAATGAAAAAGGCCGCCAGGAACAACCTGGCGGCCTGAATTGTATAAGAGCGTCATGGTCTATCAATGGTCGGACCATGATCAGTCCTACTGCACCTCCTCCTGTGGGACGATACGCCATCCAGATCGGACCTCGTTACTGCCGATGTCAATAACCCAGTCCTGCCAAATATGATCGACTAGCACCCCCTTGGATGGGCTGAATACTGCCATAATGCGGTATCCATCCGATTGAGATAAGCAGGCAGACTCAATCATGGCTCCCTCCTTGGCAGCTCTAAGAGCCTCCGGCCAGGTGAGCGGATAGCCAGGATTACTCATGATTGCACCTCCCCTGGTTGTACTTGCGGGCGGTCATATCCCAGGTAGCCTCCAGAGCTGAGCGGTGGCGCTCAAGAGGGACAGCCCCGACATGATCGGCCAGCTTGCCGGGCGGCATCGTGCGCGGATCAGCATGCGGTTCGTAGGTCTCTTGGCCGGTCTCGGAGGCCAGTTTGCGGGCATCCGCCCGGCCCCGGTTGATGATGGTGTACATCAGGTGCTGGACATGCTCCACGGCAGCATGATCTCGCAGGGTATTGTACACTGTCCGACCTGTGCAGGATAGATGCAGTTGGTCGCGCACAATAGCCGCCAGATAGTCCGGCGCTGTCTCATAGCGCTGCATGGCATCGCGCAGGTTGTGGATGACCTTGCCCATCTCCGACCAGGTACGGTCCTTAATGGGAGCATCGCCCAGGTAGGCTGCCAGCCTATTATAGATAGGCACGTAGTGCTCTTGACAACACTGGGTCAGCGACTCGGTGATCCCGGTGGCGTACCACACCTCCTGATGTCTCCACTCCGCCAAGGGAGGAAGGGGGCAGCCCTGGGACTGGATGCGCTTGTAAGCTTTGCCGGCCATGATGGACAGCACGGTGATCTGTCGCTTGGTGAGTGGCTTATTGCTCATGATCGGATTGTTGCTTGGGATGTTGTAAATCATTGACCAACTGGTCCCGCTGTGCGGGAGTCAGGTGGATCAGCGTGGCGGTGCTTGCACCGCGTACTGACCCGGTTGTAACAGTCAGGACGACATGGCTATCAATGTAGACTACCTCAATCTCGGTCATCGCTCTTGGTGCTCCTCTCTACAAAAAATGTCTCTACCTGCTCAATTTTAAGCCCCAGCTTGGCGAGCTTGTGAGGCTTGACATGCTGGCGGATCGCATCCTTGTCAGGAGTCACCTTGGTGACCAGGTACGCCTTGCGGCGTGTAGTCTTGAGCAGGGCGACAATCTTGTCCCAGGTCCAGCCCTTGGCGGGCTTGAGGGAGGGCTGCCCCAGGCGGTAGCCGTAGGTGGTCAAGGCTGTCGTCCCGGACTTGCGGCCCTTGGGGAATAACTCCTCACGACGAGGAGAGGCCCATTGCTCGGCCATCTTGACGAGACTGTTAATCTCCGTGGTCAGATCGCTGATACCGGGGTCATGATCCGTGAGAACCTGCTGCAAGGCGGTCTCCTTGGCCGCCTGCAAGGTGTCCAGCTCGACGCCCTTGCGAGCGATGTCGTCCAGGGTCTTGATGAAATCGACCCGGTCCTTGATCACTTTCTGATCCGTGGCCTTAGTCGTTGTGCGTGTCTTGCCCATTGTGGTCTGTGTTTTGAGGTTGGGAGTTGTTACATTGGCACTGCCCTATCAGGGCGTAAGCGCCCACACTAGGAGCACCGTCTAGAGTAAGATCGGCAATGGGCACGACACAGAGTCGGCCGTACCCTTTGAATCCTCTCCGTACCACGGCCTTACCCTCTGACAATATCCGCTCAATAACCCCATCATAACCAGAGACTCTACACGATATCCTGATCCGGTCGGCGGACTTGGTCGTTGTCTGAGTGGTCCGGTTGACGTAGACCACATCACCGACCTTATAGGTTGACGGATCGACGGGCCTGAGCTTGCCGCAATGAGGGCACTTGTATTTATTGTTGTACATTGTTATTTGCATGTCTCTTGTTAAGTTGCTTTCTTTTCTTGGTCAGCATGTCCACGACATGCTGCCAGGTGAGGTCTGGCGTGGTGCTGAGCCACTCCAAGAACAGCTCTCCATCTACAGGGATGTAGCGCTCACCGAGCTGCTCCAGGCGGATGGCGATCATGCCCGGCCAGCGTGGATCGTAGACCTCCCAGTGGTAGCAAGCATCCGGGAATCGGTTGAGTTGAAGGCCAATGAGAAAGGCCAGAGTATTGGGATCGTAGGCCATAGGATCAGGCATGACGGCTGGCCCTCCTCTCCATATCGGCAAACCGGGGGAGAAAACACCTCTCCAGCTTGCCTGAGTAGCGGTTAATATGAGCGTTGATACCCGTGACATCGTGCATTAGATTAAAATCATCGGCCTGCTCCATCTCGGAAAGCCTCAGAGGGCATCCGTTACAGTGGCATGCCATCAGGTCCATCATGATATCCACCTCATCGAGCTCTGTGTTACCGTACTTGCGATAGAGAGCGATGGCCCGATTGGCGATGCGCTCAATGATCTCACTCTCCTCAGAGGTAGCTGTAAATAAGTCTTTCATTGGTTTCCCTCCTGGTTGGTCATCGCCTCTTTCAGAGTGATCACATCCTTGAGTAACCGTCCCAGTACGGTGTACGCGTTGCCAAGATGTTGTTGAAGGTCTCCCAAGTCGAGCGCATCAGTGGTGCCAACCGGCCCCCATAACTTAACGGCCTTGACGATGGCATCAGCCAGTTTCAGCATGTCGCCGCCAATCCGTATGGCGGCGAGCGTTTCCGATGGTATTGCGATGGTGCGGACGGCACCTTTTTTCTTGTCGTTGTCTTTTTGCATAGTGGTGTGGGTTATGATTCTTGATCATCATGCAGGGCGATCAGGCGGTTAAGCTTGCCCAGCATGGCTTCCCGTTGGTCTGCGGGGATGTTCACGGGCCAGTCCTGGCCCGTGCGGATGATATTCTTTAGTTTGTTCCTTTCTTCCCAATCCACCACGATGCGGGCGCATTTGCTGTCTGCCTGCATGGTGGCGGGGGTGATGTAGGTGCGGATGTCCAGCGAGCCGTTGGCATACCGGATCAGGGCAATATATAAAGGAGCGGGCATGGTCAGGAGGCAGTGGCCAGTTTTTCCAGTTGCTTGTGAACGGCTACAAAATAGCCCCACGTAAATTCCTTGCCGGCCTTGCGGGCGGTCGTGGCTCCGGAACGCATGCGCTTGGTATAACGTCCCAGGCCGTACTGCTTGACCATTTTCTGCACGATTTTGAGCGTGGCCGGGTCAGGGTCCGGCAAGCCGAACGCCTGCCAGACGCGCTGCTGGTCGGCATAGGTGATGTTCTTGGGCAAGTAGATATTGATGCCGCGCAGGATGGTCTGGCTTAACACACCTTCCCAGCTCGCAGGCATCCCATGCCATTTCACTTGCCCGTTTTTGGACTGGCCGGAAAGGGTCTTCCCCCATACGTCCGTACCTACCAGAGCCATGCCGCAATGCGTTTCATCATAGATTTCCCGCAAGGTTTCTATGGTTTTGAGGCCCCGCGCTCCGGTCATGCACACTTGGTGCACTTCATCGAAAATCAGGAGATGGGCCGGAGTAACCGTCTGCTTGATGCGATCCACCATCTTTTCATAGCGCAGGTTTTGCCCAAGGTCCAATTCACGGGCAATCAGGTTCACGACACGCAAGGCGGAGGGGGACGTAGGTATGCGCACCAGCACCACACGGCTGGTGTCGCAACCGGCTTGACGGTCAGCAATATCCTTGCGGCGTTTGTATTCTTCGCAGGCCCAGGTTTTGCCAATTTGCGGGTTCCCCACCAAGCTGACAATCTCCTGGTACTCCACGGAGTATTCAAAAGCCTGGCTGATTTTGCGGAATATGTCCGTATCAACAAATGGGATGCCCGCAACCCACGTCTTGTTGTTGTACCTGCGCCGGAAGTTGGCAATGCTGTTCACTACCTGGTCCGGAGCGGCTTCACGGCTCTCATAAAAGAGTTTGGAAAGCGTGGAGGGGGAATACCCCACAGTCTCGGCGGTTTGCTTGAGCGTCCATTTTTCCTGTTTGGCCGTAGCCACCAGCCAGGAAAGCAAGTCCTTGGTCCGTGGATCGTAGCCGGATGCCGCCAATGATGCGGCGTAGTTGTCCCAGAGGGATTCGGTTGTTTCTATTGCGTCCATATTGTTATTGGTTTGGTTGTTGTTTGAAAAAAGAGCTTTAGCCGGGAATCATGTCTTCCAGGGAAAGGTGATATTCCGCTCCTGTTTCTGGCTCCGGTTCGTCTTCCCTGTCAGGAAAGGATGGAGCGGCGAACACGTCCACGCCGGGAACGGAGGGAGCGCCGGGCAGCGCGTCCCGGTCGTCCGGGAGGGCGTCAGGCTGCTGGCGCGCCAGGCGGAGCACGGCGTCATTGTGTTCCTTGAGCGCCGCCACGCTTTCCTTGGCGGGGGCATTGCGGACCTTGTAGTCCATCATCAGGTCAGCGCGGCGGGAAGCGATCAGGCCCATTTGGGATTTCACGGCGTCCTCGTCGTTCCGGGCGGCGGCCACGCTCAACGGAGCCGCTCCCAGAATGCCGCCGCGCTTGTCCAGCACGATCACCGTGTCCGGCTTGAACGGGTTGATCACCACGTCGTGCTTGTCGTCCGCCAGTTCATGGCGGCGTCCGTCGTCAAGGTCTGTATAATAGGCATGGTAAATGCGCGGTTCCGGGGAAAGCGTCTTGTCCTGCAAAGTCATGTACCCCCGTTTGACGGTCAGGGTACGCACCTTTTCCGGCCCCAGCAGGGTGACGTACAGGTCCAGCGGTATGCGCCAGAGTTGCTTTTTGCCCTGCTCCCACACGGCGGCTGGAGACAGGCGCGTTTCACGCAGGCGGGAAGGATCGGCCAGCACCAGCGCGCGGATGGCCTGCCATGCCTGCAATTCCGCCTGTCCCCTGGTGGGATCGGGCAGTTTGTTTTCCGGCGTCCAGACGCCTTCCGCCAGCGCGTACTCGCGGATCATGTGGCCGCATTCCCGCCAGCCTTCCAGGGCATGATTGGTGCGGTTGTTGATGATGGCGTACACGTCCCGGAGGATTAAAGAGAACTGGTAAAAATCCAGGAAGGGGGATTTGATCATGTCGGCATACTCGCCCAGGCGTGGCAGCGCCTTGCACAGCTTGTCTTGGTAGGCAATCATGCCGTCGGTGCTTTCCGGCTGGCGGCGGTCGCGTCCGGATTGTCCAGGCAATGCCCCCAGCACGTTATGAATAAGGCTGTGCAGGCATTCGATCATGGCTTTATAACGGGGGTTTCCTGCGCCGCGTCCGGCCCAGCCGCCCATCAGGGCGTTGCCGGCTCCGGTCATACCGCCCATGCCCACGCGAATCACGCCGCCTGTGCGGTCGTGAAGCGCCGCAATGTATTTTTCTGAAAGGTTGGCCGTGCCGTGCTCCATCATCAACAAGCAGCCGTCCGGATGGTAGCCGGTGGAATAAAGGATGTTGGCCAAGAAGAGCCTGAACATTTCATTGTCCAGGGCTTTCCGCTTTTTGGGATCATCCGGCAACGTCACAAAGGGCATGTGCCCCCAGTCAAACCGGCAGCCGGACGCAACGTCATGGGCGCCGAATTCCAGCACGCGCACAGGCTTTCCGGCAAAGGTGACGTAATGGTCATGCCATACGTCGTCGAACATGTATTGACCACCCACGGGCAGGCCAACGCGAGAAGTGCGCACATAAGGCAGCACGGCAGCGGCGGCGCGCGATCCCCATTTGCCCTGCTGTTTTTCGGCTTTGGTTCGGGCCAGCACTTTGCGGAGATTGGCCGCTGAGCATCCGGGCGGCAGCGTGGCTTTGGTCCAGTCTTCGAACCCCGGAACTTGTTCTCTGCCGGAAATGATGCGGTGCTGGATTTCCAGAATGCCCTGCTGCTCGGAACGTTGGTGTTTGTCCAGGATCGCCTTGCCCCAGGCGACGAAACGGGGAGAATGCACCCCCGTGTTGGCGGTGCGGGATTTGAGCGTATTACCGTTCACCATGGCACGCCAGTTGCCGGGGTCTTCCCGCCAGGCATAATATCTTTTTTTGGCAAGCCCCTTGCTGCACCCCATGGCCTTGGCCAGCCGATCGATAATGCCACCCGTTCCGCAAATCGGCAGGCCGGAAGGCAAATCAGAAAGGGCCGCCAGCCAGCAATAAACCCGGTCGCGGGTAGGCATATCAAGTGCCAGCCAGTCTGGATCGTGGGCAGGTACGGGTACAGTTTTCATTTTTCTGTTGTTTTCAGAAGGTTAATTGTCTAGTTTTCGGCATGGAGTATTTGGTGAATTTCATAGCGGAGCACTGGTTTGAAATAGTTTTGTCGATAGGCACGGTATGGTTCGGATACGTATTTCAGGAATGGAGGAAAAAGAGAAAGGTTCAACTGGAAAGAGAAGCTAGAGAGTTAGCCAATTTACATGCTAACTTGAAAAAAGGTGATAATATTCAAAGAGGGATATACATCCTGCAAAATACAATCCAATTGGCGGTGTCTTGTGTTTATGAGACGGTCTGGTGTGCAGCGTGGACCGTTATTTTTTTTGTAATTATAAGAACAGAAAACACTTTTATTATTTACTTAGTGGTACTTAATATTGGACTTTGTGGTGTAAGATTCTTCCTGGCTAAGCGCGACTTGGTATCTGCGGGTAAGAATGCGTTTGTATCTTTCTACAAGAATAAAATTGAAGAGGAAAATCCCGTAATTAAGGAGAAGGATTAAGGAGACAAAGTGATCTTTCAGGAATTCTTTCATGATGTTATAATGATGGGATGTTAAAGCTGGAGTTATTTCCCGTGGCGGCGAACACATCCGCCACGGGGAGGCTGTCCGGATTGCTGGGCCTGTCCTGGGCGGATTTGCGGGCGGCCTGTACTTGGTCCAAGGTGGAGCGCAGGACGATTTCCAGGGCGGCCAGGTCGTCCTTGTCCAGCAAGGCGTGGCGGCCAAAGTCGCAGAACTCGCTCAAGTCCTGGCAAAGTTTGTTTTTGGCGTAGGTGGCCAGCTTCCGGGCTTCCGCGAGTTCCGCTTCCGGGTCGGGTTCTTTTTCCCCGGCTGGGCGTCCGGCGGGATTACCGGATTCTTTGAAGCCGTGAGATTTGGGCGCACTCACTACCCCAAAATCAAAGTAGGCTTGCCGGAGGCTGTCGGCGTCGGATAGCTTGCCGATCTCTTCCAGCGTGCGGGCATCTCGGCGTCCGGACTCAATCAACGCTACATCCACCGTGCCCAGCTTTTTGGCGCGCTTGAGCACTTCCCGGTGGAGCTTCATGTAGTTTCTGCCCGTCCTAGCATCAAAACGGAAACATGTTTCCGTTTTGCCGAATAACTTTCCCCATTCCCCGTGCTGGGCTGCCGCTTTCATTCTAGCCAGCAACCCGCCCAGCACAACCGCTGTCATCCAGCGTTTCTGCTCCAGGGTTTGGATTTGCCCCGTCAATCCTGCAATCTGGCCGTGCAGTGCATTGGCTCGGACGATTGCAATTTCCCAATCACGGTTTGTGGTTGTCACCTCTCCTTGAGGTATAATCTGAATCTCATATTTCATTGTTAAATCTCTTATGGTAAGCAATTTTAAGCTTGCGCAAGGCTTTCTTTTCATAGTACTGCACGGACTGCCTAGGCAGTCCTATGTAGGAAGCTATTTCCTGCTGGGTGAGTTCTCCCCTATGATCAATTCCGTAATGCCGCCGAAACTCAGGAATGCTCCAAAGGGCATTCCATAACGCCCATTCATCGGCTGTCATAGGGGCGTCCATGTCTACAGCATCATCACTTGGCTGCATGGCGTTACTTGGTGAGGGGTACAGGCAACACGGCGGTGCGAGCATCCTTGATACCGGAGCGGACTTGTTCGGCCTCCGTATCCAAACAATGAACCACCGCCCAGGCTGCCAACCAGCCCATCAGGGCTATGACGGCTATTGCACCAGCAAATTCCATAATATCTCGGATGGTGATCATTGCTTGCTTCCTTGCTTCTTGTCGGTCCGCAGATCAGTTAATTCCTTATCCGGTAGGGCTAGCAATGCTTCCACGGTTGGTTTGTGGTTTCTATCCCCCCGCACAACGCGGCGCACATGACTAGGCGTTTTGTTGATGGCGCGTGCAGCTTGCGTAAAGGTGTATCCCTTGACATTGTATAGCCAATGCACGGAGATGTTATCTTGTGCTGTATCTGTAATCATGATAGGGTCTCTTTATGGCCGCCACTGTGCGGCCTACTTTCTCAAAGTAGTACTACTTCTATGAGCGATCAAGACGAAAATAATACTTCTGGAAACTTTTCTCTACGACTTTTGGAAATGATGAAGCGTAGAGGTTTGACCCAAAAAGACTTAGCTATTCTAACTAATTTGTCTCAGGGAGCTGTATCAAAATATTTGCGCGGTTTGGCATTCCCTAAGTCTCTAGAGCTATATAAAATATCTAAGGTATTAGGGGTTCCCATGGAATGGTTGATGGGCGGTGATGAACCTATATGTGACAATATTGATGATTACTGGCACCAAGAAGTTATCAGATTACAGGCACAATTGGACATGGCCATCAGCACTTTGGAAGGGACACTTCAATCTTTAAAATCGAAAAGAAGATGAAAAAAATACATATAACATGTTTAGTAATAATTACTATTGCAGCTATATGTAGCTCCATATTTTTGGGGATGCTTGTACTCAATCGGAATGATGTTGTCGTGGACTACGAATACAAAGCCGAGCCTATAGATCGTATTAACGATACATCCTTAAAACCGGGTGATGACAACTACCTTAAACGCAACTCTTTGCCTAAACATCTTTTTCAAGATGGTTGGGAACCTATATTTTACTTCACTAGTGAAACTATAGGAGGGAAAACAGAATATAACTGTGTATGCCGTCGCCCGAAGTCTACCCGATAGCATGACATAGCTGCAATCGGCTGACCGTGAATTTCATGTAGTTATTCAGGCGTAATAAATTTATTGTAAATTTGTTACACTATGATGCAAATGTTAGATTTGCGTCTATATTGATGTGCATGAGCACATTGGAAATACGTAAGAAGACTTCCCATATGGGAACGCTGATCATACGGCCAATCAGCAAGACCTTGGCAAAAGACCTGATCATCCGGAACCATTATTCACATAAGTGGAATACTCCCTTCGGCCTTTATAACTTCGGACTCTTTCAGGAAGGCGCCCCTGATGAATGTTTAGGGGTGGCGGTTTATGGCTGGCCAAAGTGCCCACGAGCCAAGAATTACATTTCTGATGTACCCAATGGGTGGATGTGCGAGCTTAATCGGATGTGGATAGACGATTGTTTAGGGAAGAATTCCGAGTCTATTCTCATTTCCGCATCTCTCAAACTATTGCGTCTATTTGATTCTGCCATTGTAGCAGTGCAGTCTTTTGCTGATGGCCGCTTGGGGTGCGGGACTATCTATAAGGCGGCCAATTTTGATTATTATGGCTACCATATCACTCGCTTTTTCCGTGATAAAATGACGGGAGAAATTTTTCATGAGCAAGGATTAAGCAATTCCGCTTGCCGTTCCCGCTTCCTGCATAAGAACATAGATTTACTTTTGGGCCGTCTGGAATGTTTTGACACAAAAACTTACCGCTATATTTACCCATTTCACAAATCCTTTGTTTTCACGGGAACAAAGAAGAAACCATACCCCCCTTACGAGAAAGAGACCACCCCAGGAGTTGAAAAAATCAAGCCTGATCATTTAGTGGGTAGGCTCACCACAGTGTTGCAGACTTTAGCTAAGAAATATCCCCATCAATGAAGAAAGCCGCCAGGAAAATCTGGCGGCTTTTTTATTGTTTGAAATGTTGGAACAAGGCCATTGCCCGTGTGTTATACTGTGTGCATGGACGCAAATATCACTCGCTGGGTGAAGGGGGGAACTTGTGGAGTGACAGAGGCCGCACGGATGCTTGGTTACAGCCAAGACACTGTGCGCCGCATGATTGAGGACGGAGAATTGATTGGATGGCGTGCCAGGCGTGGAGGTCGTAAATTTTTGTTGTACAAGGCGCAAGTGAAAGATGTTGCATCCAGGGCACAAGCGCAGGCGGTACAGTATGCACGGGAGATGCAGCAGATGACGCTTGCTCTTTAGTTTTGCCGCAAATGCTGCAAATACAGCTTTTACGGCAAACGCCGCTTTTGCCGCAAATGCCGCAGCACAATCCGGAATGTGGGCTAAAGTGCCCACATGAACGACGCACAAGATTTCAGCGGAACCGGCAATAGCGATGCCCTGATAAATAGTGGTACTAATAGAGAACAAGCCCTCGCGTCGGGAGACGCCGGGGCAATCACCCCCCAGCAAACGGCAAAGAAGAATACGCCCTGGTATTTGAGCCGGACATTTTGGATCAACGCTGCCGCCCTGGTCTCTTTATTGGTGCCGTCAGTGAGGGATTGGCTTGAATCCAATCCAGTAGAATTTACGACCGCTCTTGGTGCGGTCAACGTATTGCTCCGGTTTGTGACCGTGGGCAAATATCAATTTGCGGAGCCGACCGGCGGCCAGGATGGAGGTGCTGACGAGTCAGCGCCGAGAGCGTCCCATACATCCGGCGCCGGCGACTCCGCCCTCTTGCTCGTGATTGGCATGTCCCTGGTCATGATGTCCTGGGCGTGCAGCAGCACGGACAAGCAGACCGCCGCCAGCGTGGCTCTCACGGACGGCCAGGTGGTGGTCATCCGTGGCGGATCGTCCTTGGTGGTTGACCGTGACTCTCACAGCGTTGCCTGGTCCCAGTCCACCCCGGACGTGGTTGTGGTTCCTCCCGTGGTACAGGCTACTTCCAAGTAACCGGACTATTAACTGTTAACTGATCACTATTAACTATGAAAGTAGCATTAGACATCGGGCATTGCTCCACGGGCGACCAGGGCGCAGTAAGCCGCGACGGCCTGGCCGAGCATCCTTTCTGGGCGCAGTACACGCCAGCCATCACCAAGGAACTGCAAAAGATGGGGCACCAGGTGCGCGTCTTCCGGCGCGAGGATTACAGCCGCAGCATCAAGAATGAATGCGTAGCCATCAACGCCTGGGGCGCCGATGTTGCCGTGAGCCTGCATCTTAATTCTGCCGATTCTCCAACTTGTAAAGGTGGCCATGAGGTGGTGCATTACGACGGCAGCACCAAAGGTATTGCCCTGGCCAAGGCGATTGATGCGCAATTTGACCTGATCACGGAATTGGCCGATCGCAACATCCGAACGCCTTACGCCAACCGTGGCGACGTGTTTTTGCAGGGCACCATTTGCCCGGCAGTGATTGTGGAAGGGGCTTTTCTCTCCGTAGATTCCGATGTGGAATTTATCCGCAAAAAGGGTGAGGTACTGGCCCAAGCCGTTGCTCATGGCATCCATGCTTATGCGGTGCAATGTGGGGCGTAATTGCAGAGGCGGCGGCCACGATGGACGCCGGAGCGGTGGGTCAGATGCTGGGTGCTCTGATCGGGGCTGGAGGCATTGGCGGGATGGGTTACATGGCAGGCAAGACCAAGCAAATCTCCGTCAAAATGGCTGCCGAGTACGCGACCAAGGAAGACTTGGCCAGGATTGAAAACGACATTGCCGAAATCGAACGATTGCAGCGGGAATCTGAAACTAAAGCCCACGGACGCATTGACGAAATGGCCAAAACGCTAGCCAGTCTGGACGGAAAAATGGAACTGCTTTGTAAAACTCTAATACCTGGGAACCATGGACCATCACGCAAAAATTAAAATTGCCATCCTGCACAGCCTCAAGCGGATGCCCAAAACCTACACACAGCGCGACGAGGTACTGCGCGCGGAGGTCTGCCTGGACGTGCAGCCGCGCCCCACGCTGCTGGAAATAGAAGACGCCCTTACGGATTTGGAACAATCCTCTTGCATCATTGGCACTCGCAATGAACTGACCGGGGAACGCAAGTGGATGATCACGGACACCGGCATATTACAACTTGGACAGATATGACCATCCCGGACGCCATTGTCACCGTTGCCTCCATGGCCTTTAGCCTAGCCATCATTTACATCTTATACAAACAATGAAGAAACTCCGTCAGGACAGCGTAGCCGCCAATCTGCCGCCCTACCTCCGGGATGCGGTGGATGAAATGTTCTTTTCCGGGACGACCTACAAGGCCGTGCAGGAACGGGTGGCGGAAGACGGCATCAGTTGGAGCCTGACGAGCATTGCGCAGTATTACCACAACCACGTCCAGCCTCTCATGGCGACACGCCGCCAGGACATAGCCGCCAAGCTCAACAAGATGGATGCCGAGGGCTTGGACGAAGCCTCCTTGCAAGCGGTGCGCATGACCGTGTTCGACCTGGCCAGCGCGCCGGGCAGTGATCCCAAGACGCTCAAGATTTTTATGGACCTGGTCATCAAGGCCCAACAGATGAAGCTGGATGAAAGAAAGCTGTCCTTGCTGGAACAAAAGGCGGCGGAAGCCAAGCGGCTGGCGGAAGACACATTGAATTCCGCACGCAAGGGATTAAGCGCCGAAACAATCGCAGAAGTGGAAGAACGCCTCAAGTTACTGTAACCCATGGGAAGAGCCAAGATTAAAGCCCCTGATACGCTGTTCCTGCCTTGCCAGGCGAAATGGATCAAGGACCAGTCCCGCATGAAAATCGCGGAAAAAGCGCGCCAGATCGGCTTTACCTGGTGCTCTTCCTACGCGGACATGAAGGACACGGCCAGAGAAAACAATCATATTGATACCTGGATCACCTCCCGCGACACCTTGCAGGCCAAGCTGTATATTCAGGACTGCCTGAACTGGGCAAAAATCTTTGGACTGGTCGCCAAAGACATGGGCGAACAGGTATTACTGGATGAAGGAGGAAAAAAACAATCCGCCCAGGTATTACGATGCGCCAATGAACAAGTCATCTATTCCCTGTCCTCAAACGGCGACGCCCAGGCGGGCAAGCGCGGCAACCGGCGCGCCGATGAATTCGCCCTGAATCCTGACAACCGCCATCTTTATGGCATCATGTACCCTGGCATTACCTGGGCGGGGAACCTGTGGATATGGTCCACCCATCGCGGCAGTCAGAACTATTTCAACCAACTGATCCAGGAAATCCGGGAAGGAGGCAACCCTAAAGGGTTTTCCTTGCACCGCATCACTCTGGAAGATGCGCTCAATGAAGGGCTGCTGGACAAGTTGCAGCAGAAATGGCCGAAGGATGATCCACGCCAGGAATACGACGAGACGGACTATTTCAACGCCGTGCGCCGGGAATGCCCGGATGAAGAAACCTTCCTCCAAGAATACATGTGCATCCCGTCTGACGACGCGGGGGCATTCATTGGTTATGACCTGATCGACGCCTCCGTTTATCCTGCCGGTACGGCCTGGGAGGAAGAACTAAACCCGGCTGCCCATTATGCCCTGGGCGGAGACATTGGACGTGTGCATGACCTGACGGTGCTATGGCTGCTCAAAGTAGAAGGAAAGAGCCGCCGGACGGTGAGGATTATTGAACTGGCCAACATGCCATTTTCCGAACAGGCGTCTATCATCGACAAATATGCAGCCATGCCTTGGGTGAAGCGGGTGTGCCTGGATGCCACCGGCATAGGTCGGCAATTAGCAGAAGACGCCCGCCGCCGTCACGGCAGCAAGGTGGAAGAAGTGCAGTTCACGGCAGGAGTTAAGGAAGATCTGGCCATTACCCTGCGCCGCTGTATGGAAGACGGGGAATTCCGGATGCCCAACAAGCCGGAACTCATTTCAGATTTTCGCTCCATCCGGAAGGAAACCACCAGCGCGGGGAATGTGCGCTATGTGGGCGAGCGGACAAGCAACGGCCATGCCGACCGCTTTTGGGCGGCGTCCCTGGCCATCCATGCGGCCAAGGAACATGGAACGTGTTCCCCCCACCGATGGGCTGCAACCGGCAGGACATGGCAACGCTGGAAAGGAGCCTTTAGACGATGAGACGTTTACCAAGATATGCCTCCCGCAATACGGTGGCGCCGTTTTACGATAGCCTTGCCTGGCGGGAACGTTACAATCCCCTGCCGGACCTGACGCCGGAAAGAACGGTTGAATTGTACTGCGCCTGGCGTGAAGGGAGGTATGCGGATGTGATGTTCGTGTTTGACGCCCTGGAAGAATGGGACGACACGCTGGGCACGCTGGTGGACCGCCGCCTGTCCGCGCTGGGGGAACTGGATCACGGCATCAGCATCAACTCCGATGCGGTGGGGGATGATCCGGCCCTTCAGGCTCTGGCCGACGACCAGCAGCAGACCATGAGCGACATCATGAGCCGGGTCTCCAACATGAGCGAGGTCATTGAACACTTGGGCCTGGCTACGTTCCGTGGATTTTCTCACCTGGAAGAAGTAATCGACGGCGACGAGATACGGCTGGAACCGGTGGACCAGTGGTTCTGGAACCGTCCGATGAAGAGGGGACCCTGGTTTTACAATCCCACGGCGGTGAACAGCCTGTCGGACCTGCACCCCGTCAGTGACGGAGAATTGATCATCCGGGCGGTGCCTCGTCCGGTTGACATTGTGGCCCTGTTCGCAATCACCATCAAGGCGCACTCGGAAGCCGGCTGGGATGGTTTTATTGACGTGTTTGGCAATCCGGCCCTGTTCTTTGAATATCCGCCCGGAACCAGTGACGAAAAGGCGGCGGAATACGATGAAATCATGTTCAAGCTGCTGGGCGATGGCCGGGGCGGTTATCCTGCCGGCGGTAAGATCGTACCAGTGGAAACGACGGCCACAGGCGGCGTGACTTTTCAGGATCGTGCCGTGTTTGCGAATAAAAAGATGATCATGCGGGCCACGGGGGGCACCCTCACTTCTCTGGCGGAATCCGGAACGGGCACCCTGGCCGGAGAGGCGCAGATGGAAGTGTTCCGGACGCTGGCCAAGGCGGAAGCCGTGAAAATATCCGAAGTGATCAGCAAGCAGTTTGTGAACCGCTGGCTGGAACGCCTCTATCCGGGCAAGCCCCGCCTGGTGTACTGGTCCATGGATGCGGAGGACGAAAAAGCCAAGTCTGCCAACGTGGACAAGATCACCAAGATGGCCGCCGTAGGCTACCGGGCCGAAGACGAGGAAGTCAGCGAAATGACCGGCATGCGGGTGACTTACCGGGAACCGGTGTTGCAGAGCATGGGAACTCCCGGCCTGCCGTTGCCCCTGATCCGCAACCGCGAATATACAGCGCCCGCCGTGACGACGGAGGAAAGGCTGCTTACCGTGCTGGACCCGGAAGCAATCAAGCGCCGTGCAGAAATTTACACCAGGCTGCTGGAAGAATCCGCCGTGAGCGGCCTTGCTGCTGCTGCTGCCGAAACGGCCGCCCAAATACCCGCAGAAGGAGCGCAGCCTCCGAAAACGGACAATGAGCCGCAAGACACAGGAAACCCCGTTGCAACCCCGTTGCAAAACGCAGGAAATGGGCATTCCACCCCGGAGGGAGGCGAACCTGTGAAGAATATGAGCCGGAGCGAAGCGGCAAGGCACGCGGCCAATGTGCGCTGGGGGAAGGAACAAGCCAAGGGAACCAGCCGCGAAAGCAAGGAAAAGAAAAAGCAAAGCACTCCCTTGGTGGCCCCGAAAGGCTCCAATGAAAAGACGCAGGTGAAAGCGTTGAAAAAAGCTCTGGACCGTGTGGCCAAAAAAGGCGGTAGCGTGACGGGAGCCATCCACAAGGAAGGCGTGGGCGCTCTAACCGTGAAAGGGGGCACCGTAGGGAAAAAGCGGGAAGGATTCAAGGGAGGCAGCGGCGTGGCGCATGTGCTGCGCAAACACGGCAGCCAGGGCATGACCACCGGGAAAATGGCCGTTACCGCCGTGAAGGGAAAAGTAATGCCGGACCCGCAGCCCAGCCGCAGCCGGATTGTCCACCAGGACACCCAGGTAATCGTGGAACATGAAAACAAGAAAGGAAGCGGACGCAGGAACGCCAAGGGCGGCAAACTGCATACCGCCCACAAAAAGAGAACCCCTTAAACAAGCGCGCCCAGGTCATGGACCTGGGCCTACGGCCGGATGAACGGAGATATGATCCTCCCATCTACATGGTGGTTTCGGTTAGAACCCTCCGCCACCGGTTGCCGACCGGACTTTTACAGTAACACATCATCATCAAACATCAAGACACAAACAAAGTCATGATCAACTTCATCAAAGAAAACGACCTGCGCCCCCTGGACGATCCGGGAGACGGCTGGTACATGATCGAAGCCAACGGAGAACACCCCACCACGCTGGAAAACGGCAAGCAAATTATCCAGGTACTGGACAATGCCGCCATGCTGGACTTGTGCCGGAACTGGGAAAAGGAATTGCTGGTGGATAAAGACCACCTGTCACGCAATCCGGACAATGACACGGCAGCCAAGTCGTGGATGAAGAACCCGGCTATCTGGGACGATAACGGGAAATACCACTTATGCGGCTGGCAGGAATGGACACCCACGGGGCTGAATCTGATTGAGGGGAAGGAATACAAGCATTTTTCCACGGAATACGAACCGGAAACCATGGAAAGCCTGGGAGGGAACCGCTACAGGCCCCACCGCTTGGTCGGCCTGGCATTGACCAACCGGCCAAATAATCGTGGGCAGAGGCCCATCACGAACCGCGAAAGCGGAAAACCAATAACCGACAACACACCAACGAATATGGAAGAGTTGAAAAAAATAGCCGAACAGCTGGGCCTTACCCAAGAGGCAACCCTTGAGGAAGTCCTGGCTGCAATTGCCACCCTACAGGAAGCGACAGCCGAAGCCCAGGAGGCGGAAGCGGAAGCGATCCTGAATTCGGAAGGCGCGGAAGACATGACGCCGGAAGAAAAGGAAATCATGAAGGAACAGATCATCACGAACCGGGAACGCGCCATCAAGGTGCTCAAGAATCGTGCTGCCGCCAAAGGCAAAGCCAATCAGCAGGGCAAGCCGGCCAGTGCTCCCGTGTTTTCCCGTCCGATCATGAACCGCTCCGGCATGAACAACAAGGCGGACAAGACCCGCAAGGCCCTGTCCATCCGCGACCGCGCCCATGAAATCCAGCAGCGCACCGGCATGGGGTACTTTGAAGCCCTGTCCCAGGCGCAGCGCGAACTTGGCGAAGCGTAACCCCATCATAACCCCAACCATTAGAAAGGAATTATTCATCATGATCTTTCGAGAAACAGCAGTAGCCCAGGGAATTTCCGGGGAAGACCTGCGCGAAAAGGAAGGCTGCTTCCTGGTGCGCAATGACTCCGCAGAACTGGTATGCAGCACCGCCACCACGGACAAGCCCGTGGGAGCGGTGCACATCGGGGCCGACAAGGGCAGCTCGACCACCTACCTCAAACCCGGATTTTCCGGGATCGTGGCCGTGAAGCTGGGGAGTGCCCCCGGCACGGTCAAGGAAGGCACGGACCTGGTGCTGATGGGCGACGGCCGCGTTAAGGCACTCCCGACGGCTGCCGGCACCTACATGGTGGTGGCCACGGCGGCGGAAACCGGCGAAGGCGACCAGCTGGTCAAGGCGGTGCTGCGGCACCCGGCCCCGGTTACGGTGGCCGCCGGCTCCTGATAGCCGGTTCATTCATCAACGGATTAACACACACACTAGAACATCAATTATGTATCAAGATGCAAACACATTCAACGAAACCCTGACGATTTTCGCGCAGGGCTTCATGGCGCAGCGGGCCGACAGTCTGATCGACTTCATTGCGCCTTATGTTTCCACCGGCACGGCCAGCGGCGATTACAAGCTGTTTGACAAGAACGACCCGTTCCAGATCTACGACGATACCGTGATCCCGGAAGACGGCGAGAGCCAGACGGTGCATTTCAACGCCTCCACGGACAAGTACGACTGCGAACCTCACGGCCTGAAAATCCCCATCCGCGACTGGGAGCGCAAGCAAGCCGGTGAAAAAGGGTTTGCGCTCATGCGTAACGGCAAGCTCAATACGCTGCTGTCCACACAGCTGGTCAACCGGGAATACAAAGGCTGGGCCAAGATACGTGCCGCCGTAACGGCGGCATCCGGCAAGGGCGCCTGGTCTGGCACGGCCGGAGCGGACAAGGACCCGGTTGACGAACTTGACGCCCTGATCGAAAAAATCAACAACGATACCGGCTCCATGCCGGAATATATGGCCTGGGGGCTGTCCGCCTGGCGCGTATTCAAAAATCACCCCAAGGTGCTGTCCCGCCTGTCCGGCATTAAAGCCAGCGCAACGGTGGATGACGTGCGCGGCATGCTGCTGAACCCCAACATGGACATCCGCATCGGCTCCATGCCGGTCAACACGGCCAAGCTGGGCAAGGCGGCTGTCAAGAAAGGCATCCTGGGCGCGGACGTGTTCATCTTCCACAAATCGGAAAGCCCGACTACGGAAGACATGAGCGCCGTCAAGACGTTCACGATTGATGCCCCCGGCGTGGCGGAAGTCCACACCCTCCGGGATGACCTCAACCACAGGGAATTTGATGAAGTGCTCTGGTCGGAAGATTTGAGAATCACCGCTCCGATCGCCATTCAGCGCATTTCCGTGGCGTAACAACTCACAGCTTCCCCGTTTATGGATTGGCAACCGGTAAATGAAAGCATCCTGGATGAAGCTCTGGCTCCCAATGAGACTCAGAAAATCCGGATGAAGCGTCAGGACGCGGTGCAGCAAGGCGCACCAGATCCTGTGGCCGAGATTGTCACGGCTGTTCCCGCCGAAATCCGTTCCAGGATCGCGGCAGGCGGCCGCACCCGTTTGCGGGGAAGCGAGCAGGATATTCCCAGGGAACTGCGCTGGGTGGCCGTGGCTCTGGTGCGCTGGCGCTGCTTGGTGCGGTTCTCCCTGGGGGTAACAGAAGAACGGACGGCGGACTGGAACCGCGCCAACAAGGTGCTGGATGATCTTTCTTCCGGCGCTTACGTCCTGGCGGATGACGGCGGAGACTCTACGCCGCGCCCCCATTATTCCGGCCGTCCCATCCGCTGGGGGCCGCGCACCCGCAACGGCGTCATGTAACGAACCAAGACCATGCCATCCCTGATCGACATCATCAATGCCCTGAAACTGCTGCCTGTGAAGCTTACTGCGGCGCAGTGGGAAGGCATGCGCGCCGACATCAGGGAGCGTGCCTTTTTCATGGCGCTGGTGGATGAAGCTCATATCCTTCAGGAACACAGGGATGCTGTGAAAGGGATGATTGGCGGCAGCCTGTCCAAGACGGAAGCCCGCGAAGCGATAGGAGACTACCTGGCCTCCGCAGGGTATCAGCCCCCGGAGGGCAAGGAAGGAACCATACAGGACTTGCGCACCGTGCAACGCCAGAGCCTGGTGCTTGAAACCAACCAGGCCATGGTGGCCGGCTACGCGCAACAGGAACTGTTCCGTGGCTCCGTTGCGTTCCCGGCCCAGCGTCTGGTGCGCATTGCGGAACGGGTGGAAAAACGGGACTGGCCGTCACGATGGCGTGAAGCTTATGCTTTGGTAGGCGGTGAAGGAGCAAGCGCCCAGGAAATGGTGGCCCTGAATGAATCTCCGATCTGGACGGCCTTGTCCCGTTTTGATTTGCCCTATCCTCCCTATGATTATAACTCCGGCATGGGACGGCGCCCCGTCTCCTGGAATGACGCCCAGCGTCTGGGCCTGGTGAAGCCGGAAGACGCGGCGGCAATTGCCGCCCAGGGCAGAAAACGCGGCTCCATGAACTCGGGATTGCAGGCGAGTGGTGCCAGCCTGGATGCCGATGTTATGGCCCAGGTGACGGTTTTGTCCGGAGGGCGAGCCGTACGGAATGGAGACGCGCTTATCTGGAAGGGAGGGCAAGCGGCATGATCCGCCTCAAGGTTGACATAACCGGCAAGCTGGATTTGTCCCATGTGGATGCCAACGCCGCAGCCATGGAAGGAGCGCGGGCGGTTTATGCCGAAGTACTCCATAGTCTGGATGAAATGGGGCGCGCCTCCCAATCCCGCTATTTTTGGCCGGAAGCCTCACAAAGCATCATGCCTCCCCAGCTGGACGGGAACATGGCTGTTGTCCTGATCACCAAGAAAGGAGTGCGGCTGCACTGGAAAGGTGGAACGGTACGCCCGTCGGGCAAGACGTCCCGTGTAACAGGCCGCCCGATTAAAAGCCTGCTGGTGCCGTTTGACGATTCCCCAATACGCCGCCGAAGTCTGGCGGAAGCCGGCTATGATCCGAAGGAGGTCATGGTGCTGAAATCCGAAAATGGCCGCCCGTACCTGGCCCATGTCCGGAAGTACAAGAGAAAGGTGAATGGCAAAACGGCCAAGGTTACTCCGCTGGGATATTTCCTCAAATCCGCCACGATTGAAGCCAAGCCGGAAGTGATGCCATCCGCAGAAACCTTTCAAACCTCCGTCCGGGAGGCGGTCATGCAATACCTGGATTTACAATGAACACGATTCAAGATTCTCCGGAATTTACCTTTTGCGAGACGGTTATCAACCGTCTGTGTGAAAATGAAAACCTGCGTCCCCTTGTGCTGGAACAACCCTATGACCGGGATGACCAGACCCAAAAGCTGGCCCTGGCCGACCGTCAATATGACGGAGCCGTGGCCGTCATGCCCGCCGGGTTGGGCATGGACTGGCAGGGAGCCGACAACGCCAGAGTAAGCATCTGGACGGCACGGGTGGCCATTCTGGTCATGGTGACGGCCAAGACGGATGAAGATTCCGGATTGCGCCGGTCATCCGCCTTGCTGGCCGAAGTGATACGCACCTTGTCAGACTGGGACCCCGATGCCGGAGACGGGTTGATCATGGAGCCGTGGTTTGTGGGAACGGCGGACTTGATGGCGGAGGATGTGGCCGACCTGGAAAACATCGTCGGGAGGGTGGTCTTCCTTTCTCGCCGCATGCGAGTGTAACAATTTTCAACCCATAAAGAACCATGGCAAAAGTAGAAACCAAACAAGAACAGGCCCCGGCAGCAGCCGAGGGGGAAGCAAAGCAGGAAGCCTCCGTCAAGGTGCGCATCCTCAAGACAGGAACCGAGATTGACGGCTGGCGTTTTGCCGCCGGCTCGCTGGTGACGGTAACGGCCAAACAAGCCGAGGAACTTGCCGCCGACAAGGCAGCCAAGCGCGTGTATTAACACCTGACGTGCCCGTCAAACTAAAGACTAAATATTAAATACAAAAGACTAAACATTATGAGTGCAACAAGACGAGTGAACTACCTTATTGGCGGCATGCCGATCAGGATTGCCAAATTCGGGGTAACGGACGGTAGCAAGACAGTGGGCGCGGACGCATGTCCGGCAATCCCCACCTCCGAAGCTCCCGGCCCCTGGCTGTACCTGGGTAAAATCAAGAGCGGCCAGGTGGAGCAGGTCAAGAAGAACGTCCAGATTGAGGGCGTGAATGACGCCACCGGCATGTATGAAATGGAGGATGTAACCATGGTACAGCAGTACAAGCTTAAATTCACCACGCAGTACATTGCGCCGGAAGTGATTCAGCTTGCCTTTGGCGTGGCCGATGAACTGGCGGACAACCAGGAAGCCGTGCCGTTTATATCCAACGGTGAAATCAAGGTCTGGCTTTATGGCCGCCTGACGGACCACGCCGAAAACGGCAAGGATCTGATGGAGTGGTGCGTCATGGGCAGGCTGCGGCTGACGAATACTCCGAATTTCGCGTCCGACCCGGCAACCGCCGAATGGGAACTGAGCATTGAATACAGCCCGCTGCAAAAGCTGACGCCCAAGGCGCTGGCGGCCCAGGCATCAGCCTGATGAAAACCCGGAGCGGCGGGGGCAAGCAGCCTCCGCCCTCCATATCCCCCGATCACGATCAAGATGGAATTGGTAATTGATAGCAGAACAATGGCGGTTCGCTGGCCCTCCGGGGTGCCGGTAACGGATTTGTCCCTGGTGCTGGGCGACACGGTGCCGATGCGCATCCGTGTGGACCACGCACTCACGGATTGCACGCCGGCGCTGGCGGTCAAGCAGACGATAGGCAGCGCCGACCTGATCATGACCGTGACCGAGTTTACCCGCCAGGATGACTGGCAAGAAGCGTCCTGGGTGGTCAATACGGTTCCGCTCCAGGAGGCGCTGGGGAATGCGGATAGCGTAGCCCTGGTGGCCGAGGTGGTGCTGGTATCTCCGGACGGAGCGCAACACACCTCGCGCCCGATCAGGGTGACGGTGCGCCGGGACATCCTGCCGGTGGATTACGCGCCGCCCGCCGAGGTATTGGCCGATTGGCATGCTCTGATTGCTGCCGCCCTGGCGGCTCAGTTACCGGACGCCCTGCACGATGCCGGCATGTATGTCACTCCGGCCAGCGGCACGGCATCCATGTCGCCACCCGGCTATGACCAGGACCAGACCGTGGCGTGGTCATGGGCGCGGTTTAAATTTGGGGATGACACGTTGGTCGGCTACCAGGGTAACGTCTGCAAGGTGCGCGACGTGTACATGTGGGCCGTCCTCGGCACGACGGACACCACACCGCGCTGGCTGGACATCTGGCGACGTGCTCCGGGCGGGGACTGGGTA